GTAAGTTTCATGACAAGATATGGTTATGTAGAGTTAAACAACACTGCATCATCTCTTGGTAATGCGGCTGACTACTTGGCAAGAGTGTCTGTAGCGAACGTATCATTCTCATAAGAGATTAGTACAGAAAACGAAAAAGGGCGGCTTTATGTCGCCCTTTTTTATTGACTATTCAAAATATCTATTTTGGTTAACCTAACCATTGCTTTTTTCACAAAGATTTGTTATATTAGTATTATAAGTTACAAAGGATTTAGCGGTCCGATGTATATAGTGCAAGGAAGAGGCGTTTACCAGAGCGTCGAACTTGGCTGTAAAGGGGTGGTACCCAGGCTTGGTAGTAGAAATACGCTGAGTCACATCGCTCTACCGAGCGGCTACAGGCTCCCTGGTTTCAGAATGGTATCTGCGGCGAGGGGTTGGAGGTATAACCGAGTCCTCCCTATTTTGCTTATGCCTAAAAGAGGTTTATTCGGGAGACTGGATAAACCTTTTTTAATGACTAAATATTTGTATGAAGGACGAATACACAACGGCCTTTTACGACATTGTCAAGGAGGCATCCGAGACTACAGGTTATCAATTACCTTTAGAAATTGAAGCCTACGTAGTAATGCTTCTTGCAGATAAAATAGACAAACCAAATTTTCTACCAGAAACTACATTTGCAGAATCACTGTTAGCACTAAAACAACCATATAGATTGTCAGCAAAAGAATTAGGAGATACTTGCTTATTTGTTACAGGTGTATTTCCAGAATATGGTATTAGTGTAGATTACTATTCTAATATTGGCAAAAGCAGTTACACATTAATACAACAAGGTATGAACATAGAATTGTTTAGTTCACTTGCTACACGCTTTGATTTTATACGTGAATTTATAAATTTAACTGTAAATCCTAAAAATTCGCCATTAAGTTTAATTAGATAAATACTTGTGTCAGATAGCGAGCCGCATAATGTGGCGGACTTATGCTGTTACCCACAGCGTACCGGATAGAACCCGGATAGGACTACTTTATAGGAGAAAACAAATGGGAAGACCAATTAACAAAAGATATTTCGGAGCACCTACAGCAGGCGGTAACGAAATCAAGGTCCAGTTTAATGCAGGTAGCGGATCAACTCCAGGTTACATTGTAAAACAAGTTGGATCAAAGCGTTTTAAAGTTTCAAATGCAGGCGGAACAGACACTGGTACTTGTGTACTTGTTGACAAGGCATCAGCGGCTATTGCTTCAGGCGAAATGACAATCACAGTTGATGACGGCGGAACTGCTCGTCAAGTAACTAAAATTTCTGGGCGTGTTCTTACTATGGACAACGGTGCAAGAATTGATTGGGACTTCACAGGTACTGGTGATACAGTAGCAGTTGAAGAAGCAGGAACAGGCATTGGCGCAGGTGTTGATACAGTACTTGGTACAGTAGATGACGTACTAACAGGTGCTGACGATACTGAAGGTGATGGCTAATAGATAGCACTACGGTGGGGGAGCAATCCCCCACTTTATTAAGGATTTAAAATGTCAAGATTTGTAACAGTACCAAATGGTGATTACACAGTAAAAGTTCAAGATAACGGAACTATTCGACTCGACACCGGACCGGGTATTGGCGAAGTACGAATTACAGGTGACCTTATTGTTGAAGGTGAAACTACAACAGTAAACACAACAAACTTAGACATTGAAGATAACATCATTGTTTTAAACAAGGGTGAAACAGGTGCAGGAGTTGGTGAAGGTACATCGGGTATACAAATTGATAGAGGTACACTTGACGATGCACAGATTATTTTTGATGAAAGTTTAGAGTATGTTAATCCAAATGCACCAGCAGTACAATCTTTTGGTACTTTTGTACTAAAAGACACAGCAGGTAACTATCTTGGATTAAGAGCACCAAGTATTCAAACAGGCGGTAGTGAATTATTTTTAGAAACTAATGCACAACCTGTAAGAATTGTAGGCTCTGCAACTGCATATGGAAATAATATCGTTGGAGTTGACGAAGCACTTGCTAACGTAGCATATGTTGACGGAGCAATAAGTCAAACACTAACAGATTTACAAATTAGAAAAATCAACGATGGTAATACACAAGTAGAAGTTACTGATGCAGGTGACGGAACACTATTAAGTAGAGTTGATTTTATGATGGATAGTTCAATTATTGCAACATACTATCCAGATAGAATTGAATTAAACGATTTACGCATTTCGGGACAAACCATTAGTGGTACAGTAAGTAATGGAGACATTATATTAGATGCACCAGGTGCTGGTACAGTTAAGATCAATGATGTACTACAAATTACAGAAACTCCTGGCACAGACGATCCTATTACAGATCCAGTAGCACCAAATGATGGTGTTAAGATATATGCTAAACCAGAAGGAGTTGGTAATACTGGCTTATATTTTGTAAATACAAACAATACAAACGACGAATTAATTAGTAAAAATAGAGCCCTACTTTACGGGTATCTATTGTAAGGATAAATATTACGATGGCAATAGCAAATATTTTAGTAGACAATACGCAACAAGCAATTATTACTGTTCCAACAGGAAAACAGTACGCAATTCTTACCTTAGTTGTTTGTAATCATGCCGCAGAAGACTTAGCAGGTGCAAATGACGCAACATTTGACTTGTATTTTGTTCCAGCAGATGCCGCGAATGGTTCTATCACAGTCGGCGCACAAACACAAATTGCAAAAGCAGTTAAAGTTGCAGGGTCAGACAGTTTTACTTTTGATACTGAAAAAATGGTATTAGCAGAAGGTGACAGAATTATCTTAACAGGACAAGCACCTTATAATTTAAGTGCTACAGTTAGTTACTTGGAAGTGTAATGAAATTTTTAAAAGCACAAACAACAAATCGTAGAGGTGTATTTAGAGGCAAAGGAGCGTTTTATAATGCTAACGGAGTCTTTGAATTTAGATCAAATGCGGCAATGACTGTTCCAGTTGGTGCTGATGCTGATAGACCTTCTGCTCCTGCATTAGGTATGATGCGTTTTAACACTGACAACAATAGTGTTGAGTTTTATGATAACGGTGTGTGGAAAGAAATTAGACTTAAAGAACCTACACCTATTACTCAACAAAGTTTAGGAACAGGCGACGGTGTAGAAACTGTGTTTGGTCCTCTTGATGCAAACGACAGTTCATATCCAGTACCAAGTTCAGCACAGAGTGTATTTGTTATTGTAGAAAACGTACTTCAAATTTCAACCACAAACTACACATTAGAACAAAGTTCAAGTGGTAATCTTGCAGGACCTAACAGTCCTTATGCAGACGGTTATTACATTAAATTCCTTTCACCAGTGCCCAACGGCAAAGCGGTAACAGTACTACATAACTTCGACAAGTAATTCCAATAAATATAGTTAAGGAGTATTAACTATGAGCCTTGGAAGAATTTCCGGACCGCTTTTAAAAGCAAATCTACAACGTGAAGCAGATCTTGCAGTAGAAACAGACCTACTGTATATAGGCCATACCGATGGAAAAATTGGTATTAATACTCTTACACGCCCAAGAGAATTTACAGTAGATGGAACACTTAAAGCAAGACACAATCCTGCCGATCCTAATGCACTTGACTTAACAATTACAAACCAATTAAACATTGGAGATTTATCATTAGGTCCTAATGGAATTACTACACTAACAGGCAATGTTAATATTAATCATGCCGGTGGCGCAGGTAGCGGAGTTGTTGTCGGCGGAATAAGAACAAATTCAATTGATATACAAAACAATTACATCGGTTCTCATACTACTAATGCAGATATAGATCTAATACCCAATGGCACAGGAACTGTTGAAATTGTAACAGCGGGTAAAACAGTAACCTCCGACGGAAACATTCACGCAACTGGTAATATTACTTTTGATGGTAATATCTTTATTGGTGGCGACGATGACACTGATAATGTTAGATTTGAAGGCGATATTGATGGTGATCTAATTCCTGATGTTCCGAACACATTTAATATAGGTGCAACACTAAAACGATTTGATTACAACACAGAAAACTTATCAGTTGATAATGTTATTAGTGCAGAAAACGTAACCATTGACGGCATTGAAGTTACATTGTCGCAAGGCAACATATGGTATGTTGCTGTAAACGGTGATAATACAAGACGCGGTACAAGTCCACAAGGTCCTTTAGGTAGTATTAAGTATGCTCTAAGTCAAGCACAAGCAGGAGATACTGTTTACATTAATGCAGGTGACTACGAAGAACAATTTCCTTTAGAAGTTCCAGTAGGAGTTACAGTAAAAGGTCAAGATATTCGTAATGTAGAAATACGTCCTACAACAGATAATCAATCAGAAGATGCATTTTTATTGAATGGTGAAAGCACAGTTGAAAATGTAACAATTAAAAACTTCTACTATGATAGTGTAAACAATAAAGGTCATGCTTTTAGATTTAAAGGAGACGCAAAAGTTACAACACGTTCTCCATACTTAAGAAACATAACAGTTATTACTCAGGGAAGTGCAATAAGTGCAAGTGATCCAAGAGGATTTGCAAGTGGCGACGCTGGCAGAGGAGCATATATTGATGGCAGTGTATTAGATCATGATACAAATGAAGCAAGTATGTTATTCCACAGTGTAACATTTATTACACCTGGCGTAGATGCTGTAACAATGACAAATGGTGTTAGAGTAGAATGGTTAAATTCTTTTACATACTTTGCAAATAGAAGTTTTTATCTATTAAATGGACCAGGTAGATGGCGCAGTGACAGTGTATTAATTAAAGGCGGAGAACTTAGATCAATTGGTTCTGCAAGTATCTATGGTAATTATGGTATTGTTGCAGACGGTGACGAAACACTTGCATACTTAATTTCACATAACTTTGCTTATATTGGTACAGGAAAAGATGTTACTAATGATAATACGCTAAATGTTACAGCAAATGAAGTTGTAAAAATTAACAACGGTAAAGTTTATTTTCAATCACAAGACCAATTAGGTAATTTTAAAGTTGGAGATAACTTTTTTGTAAATCTAAAAGATGGAACAACAAGTATTGATGCAGATGCTGTTGATGCAAGTGGAGTTTCAAGTTTAAGAGTTTCTACACCAGACGGGGATGTTACTTTTATAGATGGCGGCAACGTTGAAACTGGTGCAATTAGACTTATAGCACCTAATAATATTAAAAGTGTTGCAGGTCCTATTAATTTTACATCACCATCAAATGTTAATAATATAAACACTAATGTTAGAATGGACCAACTTACTCTAACAGGTAATTTAACACTTGGCGGAAGTTTAGTTACTATTGGTAATGAAGCAACTGATACTGTTGATTTCAATACACCTTTTGATCAAGACATTTATCCGTCAACTACTAATGTTTATGATTTAGGAACAAATACAAAACGCTGGAGTAATGCTTGGTTAAACGAATTAGCAATTGATAGTTTTACATTTAATGAGAACTATATCAGTGTAAACAATACAAATGAAGATTTAGAATTACGTGCAAATGCTTCTGCTAATGTTGCATTTGACGATGTGTTATCTCAAAATAATGTTTTATCAACATACACAGATGATTTGCAATTTGCTCCTAATGACGTACTAACTATAGACTCAACTACAAGACTACAACTTCCAACAGGAACATCATTTTTTAGAAAAGACAAAGTTGGAGATTTAAGATTCAATACTGGTCTTGGAATTTTTGAAGGATTTAGTGGAGGTAATGTAAGTTTTCCTGGAGTTTATGATACTGATAGAGATACTTACTTTGATCTACAGAATAACGAATTTAGATTTGTCACCGGCGGACAGACAAAAACACTATTAAATGGACAAATACTTGAAACAAATAGATTTGATTCAAATAATTCATTAAGTATTGACGGTAATACTATCACAAGTGCAACACCTAATGCTGATATTCAGTTTTTGTCAAACGGGTTAGGTGCTATTGGACAAGAAGATCTTGTATTTAAAAACAATACAATTACAAACACATTAGATACACCGTTTACATTCCAATTAGCAGATATATACTCTTATTTAAAATTTGATCAATCCAAAGGTCTTGTTGTACCGTATGGTGACGATGCTACAAGACAACAAAATCCTGAAATAGGAACAACACGTTTTAATACAGAACCAAACAAATTATTCCTTGAAACATGGAACGGTACACAGTGGGTACTTGCCGCAGGTGGCGGTGAGTCTGTTACTGAAGAGTTTGCTGAAGATATTAACTTCCTTTGGAACATAATACTTGGGTAATATCCAAAAACGATAAATACTATTAATGCAATAATGGCAGACCAAGCCTTTGCAGGACAAACCGTGGTTAACCAGCGATTGGGAAGGTCAAAACAGGTTAGAGGGACAAAAATGATCCCCGCAAAAGGAGAATAAGGTGGCAGTTGGTCGTATATCTGGTCCGCTCTTAAAGGCTAATCTACTACGTCAAGGTGTGGATTTAGCATTTGAAACGGATCTACTTTACTTAGATGTTAATAATAGCCGAGTTGGAATTAAGACTGCGTCTCCTCAAGCGGAATTAGATGTAAACGGATCAGCAAGAATTCAAACTTTAGATATTTTAGACACCACATTACCGATTGGTAATATTACAATTGATGGTGCTACAAATACTATTTCAACTACACAGCCGATATTTAATATTGCTACACCTAACAGCGTAATTTATCAAGATAGATTACAGGTTGACGATATTGAAATCGACGGCAGTGTAGTACGTACTTTAGGAACAAACCAAAACATGGAGTTTCGTCCTAACGGTACAGGAACTGTAAACATTTACGGTAACACAAATATTACAGGTAATTTACACGCAACTGGAAATATTTCAGCAGACGGTGATATTACTATTGGTGATGCCGACACAGATACTATTACAATTAATGCAGATATTGCAAGTGATTTAATACCAGACGTAACTGACACATATACAATCGGTACACCTACAAAGAAATGGGCACACGGTTACTTTAGTGATTTAACTGCAACAAGTATTACAACAGCAGGATTAACAATTGGCGACTTGGATCTAACATTAACTCCAGGTAATGTTTATTATGTTGCTAAAAATGGTGACGATGCACACAGTGGAGAACATCCACAGGATCCATTCTTAACTTTGACACAGGCTTTAAGTGTTGCTGGTGTTGGCGATGCTATTCACGTATATCCAGGAACTTATGAAGAAGCGTTTCCACTAAATGTACCAGCAGGTGTTACAGTTATCGGTGAAGGAATTAGAGCAGTAAAAATTATTCCTACAGCAGGAACTAACAATAATGATGCATTTGTTTTACAAGGTGAAACAAGTGTTATGAATTTAACTGTTGCTGACTTTTATTATGACAATATTAATAATACAGGTTGGGCATTTAGATTTGCTAATAATTTTAAAGTAACAAGTCGTTCGCCATATGTTAAAAACGTATCAGTGATTACAAAAGGCAGTGTAACTTCCGCAGGCGATCCGAGAGGTTTTGATCAAGGTGATGCAGGGCGCGGCGCACTATTAGACGGTGAAGTTGCAACAGCAGATTCACGTGAAGCAAGTATGTTATTCCATAGTGTGACGTTTATTACACCAGGCGCTATTGGATTACAAGCAACCAACGGTGCAAGAGTAGAATGGCTTAATAGTTTTGTATACTTTGCTGATAAAGCAGTGGTTGGTGAGAATGGTGCTAACGGATTAAAAGGTACAGGACGTACAAAAGTAAAACTTAGTGGACTTGTAGGCACACCACAAGTTAGTGATGTGTTTACATATACCAAAGCAGATGCATCAACTATCACAGGTGTTGTTAACGAAGTAGATGGAAACTATGTTTACCTTAATAACAATGCTATCGGATTAGAAACTAAGTTTGAAAGAGGTGGCAAAACTGTTGTTGCAGTTGATAACGCACAAATTGATACTGCTATTAAAAAGTTTGGAACAGGATCTTTACTGTTAGACGGTACTAACGATTACATTTCAGTTGCTAATGATCCAGACTTTGGATTTGGCACTGGCGCATTTACCATTGAAGGTTGGTTCTATGCTAACGCTCTTTCAGGTTTTAGAGGCCTTGTTGATATGAGAGCAGGCACTGGAACAGATAACGGATTATATTTGTATTCAGCAAGTGGTGTTGTAAAAGTATTTTACAATGGTTCTGAGTTATTAACAGACAGTTCTTCATTAACACTAAACACCTGGACACACATTGCTGTAACAAGAACAAATACAACAATTAATTTATATGTAAATGGAACACGAGTTGATTCTAACTCGTCATTTAGTGATGACTTGGGTTCAACTAAACCTTTAGTTATTGGATCAAACTATGCAGGTAGTGCCGCGTTCTGGGATGGACATATTGACGACTTTAGAATTTCAACAGTGGCAAGATATTCTACAGGAACTTACACACCGCCATTAAATGAAGTTTCAAACGACAACGACACTCAACTTCTTTTAAGATTTAATGGAGCAGATAGTTCTTCAACATTTGAAGATGAAACTATATTACTTCAAGACATTGCTTTTAGTGGTGGAGCATATGCTACAGGAATTGAACTTGCAGACTTTTCAGACTTTGGTTGTGAAATACGTTCAATAGGTAGTGCTTGTGTTTACGGTAACTACGGAGTTTACGGAGACGGTAATGGTGTTGTTATGTATCTTATCTCTCAAAACCTTGCATATATTGGCAACGGTAAAGAAACAGATAATGATCCAACTACAGTTATTCAAAGTCAAGAAGTTACAAAACTAAACAATGCAAATGTTTATTTTAGTTCAGTCGACCATAAAGGTGATTTTAGAGTTGGTGACATTTTCCATGTTAACCAAGCAGACGGTACAGTAAACTTTACTAATGCAAACTTTAACATTGACACATTACAAAGTGTGAGATTTAGTACAGGGTCGTCAACTACAATTATCGACGGAGACAAAATTCAAACAGGTGACATTAGAATTAGTGGAAACACTGTTGAAAGTTTAAGCGGTGATTTAAACATTGATGCTCAGAGCGGTATAGTTAATTTTAATGACGATGTTAATATTGCAGGCGACCTTGATGTAACAGGTGATGTTACAATTGGCGGTAACATTACAATAGGTGACGAAGCAACAGACAGTATTGAAATTGTTGCAGGAATTTCAAGTAATCTTGTACCAAGTCAAGACGGAACATTTAGTTTAGGTACAGTGACAAACGAATGGCGTAAACTTTATGCAGGTGAAGCACAAATTGATGATATTAATATTAATACTAATGTTATTCAAACTACAAACACAAACCAAGATTTAGAATTACGTGCAAGTGGAACAGGATCAATCCGCGTTGACGACTTAGCATTTAAAACAAATATTATTTCATCTACTGGAGATATGATTCTTGATCCAGGTAGTGAAAATGTTGATATTAATTCAACAGGAAGTTTAACAATTCCACGAGGAACTACTGCTGAACGTCCTACTCCAGCCGTTGGTATGATACGTTATAACACAGACACAGACGTGTTTGAAGGTTATGACGGACAGTGGATTACACTAAATGGTGTTCGTGATGTTGACCAAGACACATATATTACAGCAGAAGCAACTCCTGGCGCAGATGACGATACGTTATATTTTTATGCTGGTGGACAACTAATTGCTGATGCTAATCAAACACGTTTCAATGTTGCTAAATTAGCAGTTGACGACATTGAAATTGAAGGAAATACTGTTAGAGCAGTAACTACAAACAGTGATTTGAACTTAAGAGCCAACGGAACAGGCCGAGTTATTGTTGAAAATTTTGGTTTCAATCAAAATTCGATAACTAATACTGTACCCGGTGCAATTACATCACTGGCCCAAACAGGTCAAGGTTATTTCAAAATTGAAGGCCAGGGCGGATTTGTAATTCCAGTTGGCGATTTGTCTACAAGACACCCAACCCCAGAAGTTGGTATGATGCGTTTTAACACAGATGATGATCGTGTTGAAATTTATGATCCAGCAGGAATTTGGGTTTCTGTTGCAGGTAGTTCTGGAGCAGTATCAGCACAAGATGCTGAGGAAATTGCAATTAAGATGGCGGTTACGATAGGATAATAGAATGGCAACGTTTTTTAAAAATAAAGTAGTAAAAGAAATAGGAACAGTGCAAGTACCAGTATACGAAGCACCACCATCTGCAAGAGCAACAATAATTGGTTGTAGTTTAGCAAATCTTACAGAGTCGGTTGTTAGTGCAAGTGTTTTAATTGCAGATGATACTTCTGTTACAGGTTACTACTTAAAAGATGTGTTGATTCCACCAAACTCAACACTAAAAGTTTTAAATGGTGGTGAAAAAATAATTTTAGGATCGACAAACATTTTATATGTTGTGTCGGATATTGACGCAAGTCTTGATTGTGTCTTAAGTTTTGTGGAGATAGTGTAATATGTCTAATCAATGGTTCACAGGTCAAACTATTACGCAGACTATTGAAGATAATCTTGGTGAAAGATATTTTTATGGTTTACGTAGAACCGATGACGGTGAATTATTTTTAGGAAAACTTGATCAGTTAAGTTTAAATGACACTATTGCTATTAACAAAGAAGGTGATCCTGTAGATAACTACACCGAGTTTGATGAAGGCGGCGAGTTTTTTGAAGGTAGAGATTCCGCACATAACTTAACATACAAGAATTTAAATTATGAACAATTTCGTTGGGACGATGCAAATTTATTTTATTATGTAAACGAAGAAGGCGAACTTGTTGTAAGAATTAACCAAGGTCCAAATGATGGTGCTGTACAATACGCAGGCGATGACATTGTTATACAAGACAGTGACAGAGAATGGGATAATACAAACCTTACATTAGACAATAACAATATTACATTCGACCAAACATAGGAGAGTAGGAGTAGGATATGACAAAACAAGTAGTAAATGTAGGAATTTTGCCCAACGATGGTCAAGGTGACAATCTAAGGGCAGGTGCTACAAAAATTAATAACAACTTTAACGAGTTGTACACAGCATTAGGAGATGGAGATCAATTAACAGTTGTTGTTAACAATGTTATAAATTCTTTTCCACCAACATCAGATGGTAGTAACAAAATTACATTCCTATATCCTACATTTGGTTCACTACCTAATCCTACAACCTATGACGGTATGTTGGCGAAAGTAACTGCTGACGCGGCAGTTTATTATGCACACAATAACAGTTGGAATAAAATGTTAGATACTACAAGCGCCTTAGGTGACTTAGGAAATGTATCAGCAAATAGTCCAAATGATGGACAGGCTCTTGTTTATTCAGCAACAACGTCTACTTGGGGTCCTGGAACAGTATTGAGTGGAGGCGGTGGAGCGTCGGCATTTGTTGATTTAACAGACACTCCGGGGAACTTTACAAGTGCTAATGGAAAACTTGTAAGAGTAAATGCAGGTGCAACGGCATTAGAATACAGTGATGCTATTACAGCAAGTGAACTTTCAAATGTTCCGGTTAGTGCTTTAAGTAACGTTTCTGCAACGGCTCCGAGTACAGGTGATGTTCTTAAATGGGACGGATCACAATGGGCACCGGGTGCTGACGTAGCATCAGGCGGATCAGGTCTTGATGCAGACACACTTGACGGATTTGACAGTGCATACTTTTTAGATTACAATAACTTTGCAAACACACCAACACTGTTTGGTGAAACATTTTTAGATTTAACTGATACACCGAGTGCATTCACAGGCGCGGCAAATAGATTTGTCAAAGTTAATGCAACAGGAGATGGTTTAGAATTTGTTGTAGATCAATCAACAGACCAAAACTTGTTTGCAACAGTAGCAGGTGATACAGGATCAACAACTGCAAGTACTTTAACAGATACATTAACGATTGCAGGTGGTACTGATATTGCAACAGAAATGGTTGATGGCACACTTACAATTAATTTTGATGGTGTTACAGGAGCAACAGAATTTAATGAATTATCTGATGTAACCACTTCAAATGCAATCAGAGGCGCGGCAATGGCCTACAACGGAACAAGTTGGGCTCCACTAAACGGAGCAAGTATTACTTGGACACTTGGTGCAAATGGAACTTCTGACTATACATTTACAGGTCCGGGATTTCCAACAACAACGAGCGATCCTGTGCTTTACTTAATGAGAGGAATGACTTATTATTTCTTTAATAATAGTGGCGGATCACACCCATTTGAAATTAGAGTTTCAAATGGTGGCGCGGCATACAGTACTGGAGTAACTAATAACAATGCATCAACAGGATATATTGTGTTTACAGTACCAATGAGTGCTCCAGCGACATTGTATTATCAATGTTCAGCACACAGTAATATGGGGAATGCAATTAATATTGTAAGTTAAGGATTAAATTATGGCAAGTTTTTATCAAGGTACGGAAGTAGGAACACTACTAAAAACAGTAAAAGGTAGTAGATATTTTTACGGTTTACGTAGAACACAGGATGGTGATTTATACTTGGTAAAATCAGACCAAATGAAAAGTACTGACGGTGTTCAGGTTAATAAACCTGGAGATCCTACAGAAAATTATCCAGATTTTCAAAGAGGAATAGAGTTTTTTGAGGGTAGAGACGAAGAACATGAAATTTCCTTTGATAATTTACGTTATGAGCAGTTTAGATGGGACGACAGGAATCTAATTTACTATATTGATGACGAAGGGAACTTAGTAATAAGAATTAACCAGGATTATGATTTTCCAGATGGGGTATCTCCATAATGGTTAAATACAGTAATAGAAACGGAAAAATAAATGGCTGAATTTAAAATTGACAGAATCCGATTTAGATGGTCAGGACCATGGCAAGCATCTAAGCAATATATCAAAGACGATATTGTTTCATATGGTGGTAAAACATTTGTATGTTTAAATGGACACACATCAGATCCAGATTTTTACATTGATTACTTAAACCAAGAGTTACCAAAATGGACACAGATGACAGATGGTTATCAGTGGGTAGATCAATGGACTCCTGGACAATACTACAAAGTAAATGACATTGTTCGTTACGGTGGTCAAGTTTATGCGGCTATTGTTGGACACGAAGCAGACGAATACACAGTACCGGAAGGTTCAACAACAATCACAGTTACTATAGATAGAGACAGCGGCTCAATAACAGATAACGGTCGTGCTGAAACAACTACAGGTTCGATTTATTTAAATGGAACTGAAAGAAACAAAATTACACTACGTAAAGGACATACATATTTCTTTAGTCAATCAGATCAATCAAATGTAGATTTCGGAGGTCAAGAACATCCTTTAAGATTTAGTGTGTACGAAGATGGTGTAAATCCTGACACACCTCTTGTAGACTATTGGGACATCGGTTCAAATATTGTTTATTTCATTGATGGTATTGAAACTTCAGAAGCAGTATATCTAAGTTCATTTTCAACTGCAAGTGACAGGTCGATTAGACTTACAGTTCCAGCAGATGCTCCGGATAAAATTTATTACTTTGACGGAACTCCAGATAGCAAAGACAAGGGTTCATATTTAAATATTGAATCTCCGGGTCAAATTGGAGAAACAGATTTTGGTAACTGGAAACTTGTTCTTACAGATAATAATTGGCGTTACGAATGGTTACCACAGGTAATTTATAGAATAGGTGATGTAGTTAAGTATGGTGGCGTACTTTATCGTTGTACCCAAGAACACACTTCTTCTACAACAATTACTGGTCTTGAATTAGATTCAACTAAGTGGACAGTAGTTACAAGATCGGATCAATGGAAAAATTACTGGACACCAAGAACCAGATATGTTCAAGATGATGTAGTACGTTACGGTGGTATAATTTATCGTTGTTTAATTGGTCATTTAAGTGCAAATGATGATGGATTAGGACTTGAAGAAGATATGCCAGGCGGCCCTGATAACGCATGGGAAATCTTAATTAGTGGTATCGAATACAAAGGACATTGGGTACCAAGTAGAGATATTACTCCAGAAGATATTACAACAGGTATTATAACATCATCAAATCACAATTTGACAACCGGCGATATGATTCAGTATACTACAACTGGAGATGCTGGCGATAGATTTACAGCAGATGCATACTACTATATTCGCATAATTGACAGTGATAGTTTTAAAGTTTATAGAAGAAAAGATGACGCACTTGCAGATAGAAATAATTTAGAAGTTGAAGCCGGCGACGGTAATGAAATTTTTGTTAAAAGAGAAAAATATAAACAGGGTGATATATTAAGATTCGGTCCTACAATTTGGTATTGTACTACTGGACATAATTCCTCAACATCATTTGCTGAAAGTTTCTTTAATATATGGTTACCTGGTTACGAATACGAGTTACAGTGGAATGAGCAAGAAACATATCAGCCAGGAGACATTGTTAAATATGGCGGATATAGTTACACGTCATTGACAGTTAACACTAATAGCACTCCAAGTGTTAACGGAATTACACAAGATACAGGCGATTGGGAATTACTAACACAAGGTTATAGACTTGGAGCACAATATAACAATAATCCTGATTTACAAGAAACAGCAACTTACTGGGATACAAATATAGAATATCGAACAGGTGACGTTGTAAGATTTGGCGGATACTTGTATACTGCATTACGAGATAACGTAGGCACAGAACCAGACGATCAAGTTCAAACTGTTGATGTAACCATCACTGTTGGTAATCCTGGTTCAGGAAACAAATATTATGTTAATGGAACACTTGCAGGTGATTTAGATCTTTATGAAGGCAATACCTATAGATTTATTCAAAACGATAGTTCAAATCTAACACACCCTCTTTATCTAAGTACAACCAAAGACGGTCAATGGGACGGCGGACAATATAATTTCTTAGATAACGGTGTAACATACTGGTTAGACGGAATTCAAGTTGCTGATGCACAAGCATATGATGCTGGCTTTGCAGGTGCAACTGAAAGATATGTACAATACATTGTACCAAGAGATGCATACAAAGCAAACTATCTTGTTTGTTATAATCATTCAGGAATGTACAATGATGGTGTACTTACAACAATTTATTCAAATAACTATTGGCAAACACTAATTGACGGTGATAGATTTAGAAACTTCTGGACAGAAACTGTAATTGTAAATGCATCTCCTGTTGTTAACGAATATTTCTTAGGAGATATTGTAACTTACGAAGGAACCCTTTATCGTTGTATTAAGAGACATAATGCATCACAAAGTGGTTCAAGACCAGATCTTGATATTGAATATACCAATGAGAATTTTTGGCAAACTGTAATCGAAGGTGGTAACAGTAACGTACTTCAATACAGAGGTGATATTAGAACACACGACGGAACAGACCATGTAAGACTTGGAGTTGGTGATCCGGGTGATGCACTCAAGGTTATGGCCGATGATAGTCTTGATTGGGAAGCATTAGAAAAAACTGAAAAAGTTTATTTTGTATCTCCAGACGGAGTTGATGCTAACAGTGCAGGTAGGGGTCTATCTGCAACATCTCCATTTAAAACAATCAAGTATGCTTGTAACTATATTTTAGAAGACCAAGCCGAAAGAGCGCCTGCAACAATTCTTGTTAAGACAGGACGCTATCAAGAACTTTGTCCTATTAGTGTACCAGCAAACGTTGCTATTGTTGGTGACGAATTGCGTTCAACATTTGTAGAACCAACACCAGAAACCAAAGGCAACGATATGTTCCGAGTACGCAATGGTTGCGGTATTAGAAATATGACGTTATCAGGTTTACAAGGTGAATTTACTGATCCGGACGAATACTTACTAAAACGTGTAACCGGAGGTGCATTTGTTGCACTTGATCCGGGCGAAGGTCCAGACGATGAAAGTGTTTGGATTACAACTAAATCAACATACGTACAAAACGTATCTACATTTGGTAATAAATGTATTGGTATGAAAGTAGACGGTGACTTACACAACGGTGGTAATAAATCAATTGTTGCCAACGACTTTACACAGATTATTCAAGACGGTATTGGTTATTGGTGTAACTCAGACGGCTTGTCAGAACTTGTATCAGTGTTTACATATTATTGTTACATTGGTTACTTGTGTACAAACGGTGGTAAAGTACGTGCAACAAACGGTAACAACTCATATGGTGAGTATGGTTCTGTTGCTATTGGATTTAACCAGACAGAAACTCCAATTACTGCTTTAGTAAACAACTATTCTAAACAAGCAGAAGTAGGTAAAGTATACAACGATGAAAATAAACTATTTGCTGTAGGTTATACTAATACCGGTACACATTATACAAGTGGTACTGTAACAATTACAGGTTCGGGCGAAAATGCCGCAGGTAATTTAACAGAATTTAGAAACGGATCGATAACAGAAATTAGAATTACAGATCCTGGAGATTCTTCAAGTGCAGGTGGTGACAACTACACTTATGCAAATAACAGAGCACAAGGTGGTAACGAAACTTATATTCAAATTGCTAACCAAGATGTTAACAACGAGGCATACTACTTAGGAAAACTTATTACAATTATCGAAGGTGAAGGTCGCGGTCAGTATGGTTTAATTACAAGTTATGATTGGAATAACGGCGGTGTACTTGGAGTTACTGTAACCAGTGCTAATGATCCAACATTATCAGAAGGAACTTATGAAAATGTTAAAGGAACAAGTTCAGATCCAGATGCTACAGAACCAACATTTACAGTTGGTGTTGATGCTGTTGGCGCTGTAACTATCACAATAACAGACGAAGGAACAAGAAACTCTGAAGGTGATATAATTACTATTCAACCATCATTAGTTGGCAACGCTGGTAACCCTATCACAGTAGAAA